AAACATATAGAATTGACAAAAAGAAAGTGGTAAATTAATATCATGAGAAAAAAGCAGGGAGAAACAACTCTGCTTTTTTTGTATAAAAAGGAGGTGAGGATATGTGGTAGTTGTTGAACCAATTAGAAACAGAGATGATGTTCAGCTTATGATTGAATGGCTAACCTTAAATAGCGCAGTCAAAGAATCAGACAGACAACGAAACCTCATGCTCTTCTTATCTGGTGTAAACTTAGGTTTTCGTATTGGAGATATTGTTAAACTAAAAGTGAAGCACGTAAAAGGTTGGCACGTCCAGATTGTCGATGAAAAGACAGATAAACCAACCAAACGAAAGATGCCAAAGAAATTCAAGAATGCTATGAGGCAGTATATCAAAGACAAGAAAGATGAAGATTTCCTCTTTCCAAGTCGAAATGGAAAGCACCAGCACATAAAACCTAACACAGCTTATAAGATTATCAAAAGAGCTGCTGAAGAAGTTGGTTTAGAAAACATAGCTACTCATTCAATGAGAAAGACCTTTGGTTTATTTATGTATGAACAAACCAAGGATGTAGCATTAATTATGGATTTACTAAATCATTCAAGTCAAAGCATTTCTTTACGATATATTGGCAAAAACCAAGATTCACAAGACAGAGCCATGACTAAGTTTCAAGGCTTTTAATTTTTTAATTTAATAATCAATTCATTGTTTTGAGATTATGATGATTTCATTTTACATATACGAGATAAGTGCTTGATAAATCTGAATTATTTTGTATATATCGAATTCACTAGAATATGTAAAACAAGGAATTGAGAGAGTAAAAACAAAGGAGTTTACATAGTTATGAAAGGTGAGTTGCAGATGAGATTTCTAGGAATAGCAGATGTTGAGGAAGGACTAGGAATATTCACAATCGAAGAAGATTGTTTTAAAAAGAAATTTGCTTCAAAAAATGTTTTCTTCTCTTCATCCGAATGGGAAAAGATTAGAAATCAATTCAAGCCAGAGTATTTCACTACGATATATCGGCAAAAATCAAGATTCACAAGACCAAGCCATGACGAAGTTTCAATGCTTTTATTTAGACATTTATGATTGATGTAAGTACTAGAGCTGCACGAGCATTATTTTATGCTTCGCAATCTTGGAGAATTTTGAGAGAGCAAGCACTTGAACGCGATCACTACGAATGTGTTTGGTGCAGAGAAGAAGGCAAGGTCACAACAGAGAACCTAGAGGTTGACCACATCAAGGAGCTAGAATTCTATCCAGAGTTCGCTCTTGACTTAGATAATCTTAGAACTCTATGCAAAGAATGTCACAATAAACGTCACGGTCGTTTCCAATTCCGAAAATCTAAAAAAATGATTGAGAAAAATTTCAGAACAGACGAATTTTGGGGATGATAACACCCCCCGGTCAAAAAAAATCCAGTATTTTTAAGGTTTTGGGAACCGATGGGAGGGGTCAACTGTCCAAATTTTTAACAAAAAAAATAAAGGGGTGGGGGGTAATGGAAGAATACTCAGAAAAAAATATAAAAGAATTAGAAAATCAGCTACTTTCTAAAATTGGATATTTTAGTCCAAGAAAGAAGGATGCGATCCAATATGAAAAAGTGAATCGCTATCTCTATCTCGTGAGATTGATGTACGAATTAAAAGAACGTCTTCATGAAGACGGATTGGTCATCACAGTACACAATGGGCAACAAAGATTCCAAAAAGCAAATTCTCTCATCAAAGAAATCAATACGACAAGCAATCAACTTCTGGCCATTGAGCGCTCATTTGATTTTGAAGTAGAAAATTCTCCTGTGGAGAAAATTGGACCAGGAAGTGAACTTTTATGATTTCTCATCCACTTGTCGATGAATATATCGAACTGGCAGAGAGAGGTAAAATTGTTGTCAATCATGAGAGAAAGTTGCTGTTTAAAATTATCAAAGAGAAAATATATACTCGTGATGATTTATACTTCGATAATGAATTAATCGATAAGTTTATAAGATTTGCAGAAAAGAATTTTTTCCCTCTGGCTAAATATCAGTTATTCTTAACTCCATTTATTTTTCTTTTTAGAAAATCAGATGGAGAACCTCAATTTGATGAATACCTCTACACACTTGCTCGTGGAGGTGGTAAGAATGGCTTCATGTCAGCAAGGGATAATTTCTTCATCAGTCCACTTTATCCAATCAGAGACTACGATGTAACCATCACCGCAAACTCTGAAAAACAAGGGAAAGTATCTTTTGAGGAAGTTTATGAAACAATCCAAAGACGAGGTTTAGAAGACCATTTTTATTTAACAAAAATGTCAATCATAGGTCGAGCGAATAACTCGGTCTTTTCTTTTCGGACAAACAATCCTAAGACCATGGACTCTGCTCGTGATGGTTGTTTAGAGTTTGATGAGATACACCAATTTGAGAATGACTCAGCAGTTAAAATCCAACGGTCAGGTCTTGGTAAAATTGCTCATGCTCGGACGTTCTACAACGGTACAAATGGCCATGTTCGTGAGGGATTCTATGACAAGATGATAGAGAAATCTATGCAAATTTTGCATGGAGAAGTAGAAGACTTTAGATTATTCCCTTTTATCTGCAAACTAGACGACGCAGCAGAAGTGGATGACATGAAGAATTGGTCAAAAGCAAATCCGATGTTGGATGAAACAACACCTTACGCAATAAGATTACTTGCTCGTACTAAAGCTGACTATGATGATCTCGAACTTGAACCATCTGGAAGACAAGAGTTTATGACAAAACGAATGAACCTTCCAGAAGCAGATCTTGAGAAAGATGTTACATCTCGCGATAAATTAGTTGCTTGCTTACGTGAGCGAGGTATCGAATTAAAAGGTCGGTCATGTGTGGCAGGGTTTGACTATGCGAGTATTCGAGACTTTGCAAGTGTCGGTCTGTTATTTAAAAATGGTGATGACTTCATCTGGAAACAACACTCATTTGCAAGGAAAGCATTCTTAAATGCATTCAAACTTAAAGCTCCTATTCAAGAGTGGGCAGATAAAGGCTTATTTACGATTGTAGATGGCCCTAGTATCGACCCTCGCTTATTGGTTGAAAAATTGAACGAATGGAGCAGAGATTATCAAATTGAGCTAGTTTGTGCCGATGGTTTTAGAATGGACTTGTTAAAACCACTGCTTGAAGAAGCAGGGTTTGACTATGAGTTTTTGAGAAATCCAGGAGCGATTCAATCCAAAGTAGCACCAATCATTGAAGATGGTTTCGCAAATGAAAGGTTTATATTTGAGAATGACAACTCGATGATTTGGTATACAGATAATACTTATGTCAAGGAGGATAAAGACGGGAACAAACGTTTCTTGAAGAAAGAACCTGTCAGAAGAAAAACAGACGGTTTCCACGCTATGATTGCAGCATTATACAAACGAGAATTGATTCAAGAATCAAATGTAAGTGAATTTCTCGATGTGCTGACAGATTGGAATTATTAATTTTTGGGTGGGTGGTAGGCAAAGTAATTAAAGAAAGGAGGATGTGCCTTGGGATGGCTAAATTTATTTAAGCGCGAAGTACCAGAACCTGGTTTTGAGTTTGAAGAACTGGAAAGAATGTTTGGTAATCTTTACTTGAAAAGTCTTGCAGTTGATAAGTCAGCTGAGTTTATCGCTCGTATCTTTGCAAAGTCTGAGTTTAAATATCTTGAAAAAGATAAGGCAAAGCGTTCCGATTGGGATTATTTGCTAAATGTCAGACCTAACAAGAATGAATCAGCTTCGGATTTCTGGCAGAAAGTAGTATACCGACTGATCACTAAAAATGAAGTTTTGATTTTCTTAACAAAGGACGACCAATTACTTGTAGCTGACTCGTACATACGTACCAAGTACGCTGTGTTTGATGATGTATTTGAGTCTGTGACTTGCAGAGGTTATACGTTTGAATCTCGTTTTAAAATGAGCGATGTAATTTTCTTACAGTACAATAACAATAGACTTCAAGAGTATGTATCAGACTTATTTACAGATTACGAAAAACTTCACTCAAGAATGGTTGATGCGATAGCTAGAAATAATCAAATCCGTGGGATTTTAAACACCAAAACAAATGGTAGTTTTGATAAAGAAAAACTAGACAATTTAAAATCTTATGCAGATTTGCTCTTTAAGTCATTCAGCAATAAGACCATTGCAATCGTTCCATCTCAATCTGGGATGGAATATTCAGAGTTGACGAATACAACAGGTACTTCAATGATGTCTGTTGACGAATTAAAAAAACTACGTAGACAGTCAGATGATGAAGTTGCTGAAATTTTGGGGATTCCGACTGCATTATTGCATGGAGAGATGGCTGATTTAGAAAACAGTCGCAAGGTGTTTAATAGCTTTTGTTATCAATCACTAGTGAAGAAAATAAGTGATGCTTTGAACTACTCAATACTTAATAGAAGCGGTTACGATAACGAAAAAAAATTCGTGATTGTCGGAGAAGGTCAGAGAGATAAATTCGCTCTTGCTGAAAGTATTGATAAACTAGTTTCATCTGGTTCAATGCTCATTAACGAGGTTCGTGCAGAGCTTGGCCTTGAAGCCGTACCATGGGGCGACAAGCCTCTAATCACCAAGAATTACCAACTTGGTGAAATAGAAGAGAAAGGAGGTACGGAAGTAGATGAAGATAATTCAGATTAAGGGGACGATTATTTCTAACGATGAACGATGGATTTATGATTGGTTTGAGTGGGAAGCTACTGCACCAAAAGATGTTATCCTTCCTGAAAGTGGTGAACCGATTGAGGTTCATATTAACTCAGGTGGTGGAGATGTCTATGCAGGTAGTGAAATTTATACTGCTCTACGTTCATATCAAGGTGATGTAACTGTTAAGATTGTCGGTATTGCAGCAAGCGCAGCAAGTGTGATTGCAATGGCAGGAGATACAGTTGAAATCAGTCCAACTGCTCAAATCATGATTCACAATGTATCATCGAATGTAAGTGGAGACCACAATACTCTACTTCATGAAGCAGGAGTCCTGGAAGGATTCAACAAATCCATCGCAAACGCTTATGTTCATAAGACAGGTAAAGCGCTAGATGAATTACTTGAACTAATGAATAAAACAACGTGGTTCGATGCAGAATCAGCTTTGAACCATGGATTTGTAGACAAAGTTATGTTTACAAATGAATTTGCACCTACTTTGGTAGCTAGTGAAACTCCTATGATTCCAAGCGATTTTATTGATAAGATGAAGTCAGCAATGACTCCAGATATTGATAAACTCGCAGAACTGGTAGCAAATAAACTTGAAGAAAAACTACCAGAAGAAAAAATTGAAAATCCAACAGAGACTGTTCCAAAAGGGTTCGGTCTTTTTATGTTTT